GCAGTATACCAGTTCTGAAAGCCTTGTAAAGAAGAATAACACCACTGTCCAAGGTTATACCATCCAATTAAACAACGCCAAGGGCAGCTTAAATGGCATGGAATCAGAGTTGAAACAGGCCGACAGCGACATAAAAAACTTTGACGAGAACATGAAAAAGGCCGAGAAATCAACCTCTTTACTCAGCGACAGCATGAAGAGCAAACTAAATAGTTCTTTGAAAACTTTAACCGTCGGTGTGGCCGCCGCCGTTGCTGGATTTGCTAAATTAGTTTTAGCATCTACCGAAAGCGCGGATAAAACTCAGACAATGGCTGAAACCTACGGTATGACCGCCGAGAGAATCCAAGAACTAACCTACGCTGGTACAAAACTTGATGTTGAAATTGAAACCATGACAAAAGCACAGCAGTTATTGACTAAAAATATGTATCTAGCCAAGGATGGCACCGGCGCGCAGGCGGAAGCATTTAAGATGTTAGGCGTAAGCGTTACGGACGGCAATGGTGCTTTAAGAGATGCCCAAACTGTAATGGGTGAAGCCCTCGACAAACTAGGTGCTTATGGAAACGAAACCGAGCGCGACGCTCTATCAATGAAAATATTTGGCAAGTCGGCAATGGAATTAAATCCTTTAATCAAAGCCGGTAGTGTTGAACTTCAAAACCTCGTAAAAGAGGCTCACAATGTCGGAGCCGTCCTGTCGAATGAATCCATAGAATCGCTTGATAAGTTGGGCGACAGTATGGAGGCCGCAAAGATAAAAATACAAGCATCGCTTGCGCAAGCGTTGGTTCCGCTGATACCTAAAATTCAAGCAATCGTCGATGAGGTGTCAAAATTTGACCCTGCTCCGCTGATAAATGGATTTAAGTTCTTTGTGGATAATCCAGAAATTGTTATAACGTTAGGCGCTATAGTAGCCGCGTTTAAAGGATTTTTGGTTGTTACAGAGGTATTAACAAGCGTAAAAGCTTTGACTGCTGCAATGGCTAGCAGTAAAACCGTCATGGTCGCGTCCACTACTGCAACAGAGGGAGCAACAGCTGCGCAGTGGAGTCTAAACGCTGCAATGGACGCTAACCCTATTGGCGTTATAATTCTCGCTTTGACGGCATTGGTGGCTGCGTTTGCGGCTGTTAAATATGCGATGAACTCTAATATGAGACAGGCACAAGAAAGTTACGAAGCCAGAAAAGAACAAATTCAAGATGAACACGATGCTGAAATTAAATCAATCGAAGAAACCCAAGCGGTAAAAAAGAAGTCTATCGAAGATGAAACGGCCTCAGAAAATGATTTATATTTTAAAAATATTCAGCGAATAAATGACGAATATCAGGCAGAAGTCAAAGCTGGAGAAAAGATTCTTTCTGAAAAGAAATCTAATTTATCAGAACGCGATAAGATTCTTGAAAAATCCCATAATGATGAGATCAAAAGAATTGATGATGAATATGGCGTATTTGAGGAAAAGGAAAAAAGCAAGACTGAGATTGCCCAAGAAGAATACGAGAATAAAACTAATCTGATTAATGAGATCACCCAGCTTTCAAACGATGCGGCAACCCAAGAGGGTGAAACTTACGCTAAAACTTATGATGATATTTTAGCAAAAGCGCAGGAAGTACATGATGAAAAAATACTCATGTACGAGCAAGAATATTTAACTGCAGTCGGCCTAATAAACGGCGAACTGGCCTCAACAATTCAAGGGTATAAAGATCAAATCGATGCAATTCAAGCGAAAACAGCCGAAGAGGACAAAATCAAAAAAGACCAAGACAATGCAGATAAAATTGCAGCCCTCCAGAAAAAAGTTGACGATGCAAAGACTGACGATGAAAAAATAGATGCCTCCAAAGCGCTTAATGATGAGATTGCGAAGCAGAATCGCGAGCGTTTACTAGATGAGCGCAATGCTCAGATCTCAGACCTCAACCAGAAAATTGCAACCGCGCAAGAAAAGGCGAAAGAAGAGAAAGCTACTCTACTCATTGAACTGCAAAAGAGGCTATCTGACGAGCAAAAAGAAATTAAAAAGTACACCGACGATAACATTGCAGATATCCAGCGTGAACGCACCGAAAAAGAGACGGCTGAAACAGCCAAATACGATGCCGCCAAAAAAGCGTTGGACGATGAAGGAAAGTATCTAGATACATGGATTGATGAGCAGTACAAACCGGCTCTTGACAAGAAATTGGCGAAAGAGTTGGAGAACGAAGAGAAGCGGCACAGCACGATAATTTCCAATTATGATAAAGAGATTGCGAAGATGCAAGAGGTTATCGACGCAGCAGACAAGAGTGCTCAAATAAAGGATTTAAAGAACGAGCTTGATTTGGCAGAAGCAAAGTTAAAGTCAACAACAGAATATAAGTATGTTGGCGGTGTCGAGGGCATGGCCCCAAATCTCGAATACAATGCCGTTTTGGGAGAAATAGCAGCCATCAAAAAGAAGCTTCACGACTTGGGGGTTCCGGGTTACGCATCCGGCGGGACTATACCCAACAACAATCCAATCGAATACGGCGAAAATGGTGGAGAAATCATTCGCCTACCCTCCAATTCATTTGTCATACCAAATGATGTTTCGATGCAAATTGCAAGAAGCATCGGGCAAGCGTTCGGCTCAAGTGGAAATCAACCCTCTCCCGGTGGCGCAAGTGTCGTATATAATTACAATTTCTATAGTCCAAAAGCGCTTGACCAACACACTATAAATACCAATATGCGCCAAGAAGATCAAAGGCGGCAGCTTGCCTTATCAGCAGGAGGTAGTTAATGCAGACAATGATATTCACAAATTCCAAAGGCAAAACAATGTTATTCGATTACACTGGGGACATAGCCATTACTGACATCATGGGGCTGTCCGGTGTAACGGCTGACTTATATTCCACAAAAGGCTATCAGCAGGACGGGCAGACGGACGCGGGGCAGTTTTTACAGCCCCGTTCCGTTTCTTTTAACATCAGAATTAAGGGTAGAGATATGCCGGATATCTATAAAAACCGCGGTATTGCGGCTTCTTTCTTTAATCCAAAAGAAAAGTTCACAGTCATTTATTCCAACGAACACGCTTTGAAGCGGTTTACTTGCCGGGTTTCGACACCACCTGAATTTTCTTCTCAATCAGGTAAGGCCTCAATGGTTCAACATGGCCAAGTGAGCTTGATTTGTGATGACCCGTTTTTATATGATGTCTTAGAGTCTGAGGTAAAGTTGTCCCAAGAAGAACCGGCCTTTTCATTCCCTCTTTACTTCCCTGATGAAGAGGGTGGCAAAGCGTTTGGGACAATCTCAAACAGAATTATCATTAATAATGTTGGGGATGTTGAAACTCCTGTCAGGATTCGTTTTGCTGGTGGAATTACTAACCCTACCATAATAAACGAAACCGCCGATGAAAGAATTTCAGTAAATCAAGAGATTGGCGCTGATGTGATATTAGAAATAACTACTGGTTATGGAAATAAACGGGTATGGTTCATAGACCCCAATGGAAACAAGTCTAATGCGTTTAACTACATTGATGCTCACAATTCTACTTTTTTTAATTTAGCTGTTGGAGAAAATGTATTAGCATTTTACGCGGATTCCGGTGCAGACACGGCGGCTTGCTATATTTATTATTCAAATCGATATTTGGGGGTGTGAATATGATATTAAAGATTTATGATTCAGCCCTTTCTTTTATTGGAGAGATTGATAATTTTCCAAGTTGCATAATAACAAGAAAGTACCTAGGGATTGATACCTTAGAATTGACGGCTCCCATCTCCTGTTTAGATTTACTATTAACCCATAATTGGATCATGGCCGGGCAATTCAAGATATTTGAAATTCTACACATGGAAATAGATCAAGAAACGCCAAGAAATATCAAAATTATGGCGTTTGGAGGTGGCAAAACTCTTTCAAAGCGAATAACGATACCGCCAGAGGGAGAGCCTACCCAAACCGTTACCGGTTCGTACGAAGAAATCGTATACGCATACTGTATGCAGAACGCTTCTAAGTGGGCTCCGGACGAAAGTAGACGAATACCGTTCTTAAGCATATCTAATCCAGAAGCGGGGGTTAGTGAACCGTTCACAGACAGCACAAGATATAAAAACCTTTATGACGAGGTTGTAAGAGTGCTTTCAATGCATGATGCGGGGATGAAATTCACTTTTATTCTTGGAGAAATTGCAATGATACCATATAAGGGAAGGAATCTTACAATTTCGTCAACAGATAATCCCCCGGCGGTATTTTCTATAGAATACAACAATATTAAAAGCTCTAGATACATTGAAAGTGCAGTAGATATAGCAAACCTAATATTAGTTGGGGGTCAAGGTGAAGCATTAGAAAGGGCTGTTGTAACGATTGGTTCAGAAACAGGAATTTATCGATACGAAGCCTTTGTTGATGCAAGAGACACAAGCGACCCGGTAGAACTGCAAAACAGAGGAACGTCAGAAGCAAATAACGGGATAACATCTTTCGAATCCGAAGTATATCCCAATTCTTCACTAACGTATGAAGAAGATTACGATGTTGGTGATATGGTAACGGTTCAAGATAAAACAATTGGAATTCAGGTTGACACGCGCATTACGGAAGCGGTAGAATCTTACCAGTCCGGGCAAGCGGTTCAAATACAACTCAAATTTGGAAATACCATGCCCACATTTTTATCCACAATAAACAACCAGCGAAAGAAAATCGCTGGTTTGTCTACTATTTAGGAGGTTTTTATGCCATATAACAGTGATTTTTTTGCGGCAAAATTAATTGACGGTACTTATGATAGGTTATATTCATCAAGCAATTTTGCCGAAAGGTTCGAGGATTTTATTATAAATGGAGTGGTTGGCGATAGTGGAACAATAGGTGACAACTTGCTAGTCGAGGTTGAGACGGGCGAAATGGCTTCTAGCATAAATGTAGGAAGTGCCTATATCCGCGGGTATCGGTTCAAACTGATTGATGAATCGTGGGGGATACACCACGATAATGCAGACGCAACTCATCCAAGAATTGATCGTGTTGTATTAGAACTCAATACCAATGATGACGCAAGAGAGATCGCCCCAAAGATTATAAAAGGCACGCCCGCCTCATCCCCAATTGCCCCCGCTTTAACTAGAAATGGTTCTGTTTATCAACTGTCCTTGGCGCAGGTGCTAATTCCTGCAAATGTCTCTTCCTTACCCTCTAATGCTGTCACAGACGAACGGTCAAATTCAACGGTCTGCGGTGTAGCAAAACTGAGAATCGCAACATCAGCGATGACCGAAGCGGGCGGGACGATGACTGGCGCATTGATTGCCAAATCCGGTACTGATTACACCACAAAGCAGCTTCGAAATTGTCTGATTAAAACAACGGCAAGTTTCAACGCAAGCGACCTTGAAAACGGCGAATTTGCCATACTGTATTAGGAAGTGAATTATGGGATATTACAGTTGGGGGAAATATAATTTAATCACGTCGCCGTACTATACCGTTTTGGTTGGAAGCCAAACAGTTGACAATCCGTTAGCCGGCTATTCAGAACTTTCTGGCTTCGCCGGGTATACCGATTACTCTTTAAATTCATCCACCGGCGTGTATTCTTTGACCGGGAGTTACGGGAATTTGCAAAACTATAGTCAAATATTCACTGGCGGGGGTAGCGAGGTAACTGCGTACAGTTTTACGGAAAATATGTCTCCCGCCGATACTTACACCGTATCATCAACACCATATTCCACAACAGTTATAGAAGAGCCTATAAAAGGAAGCTATGTTGGGGTTGTCACGTCACCCAATGTTGGATCGTATCCTACAAACGGGAATATGCTCGGATATTGGTATATATATATCGGGTACACATCAAGCACCGCCCCAACCGTCCCAACAAGTATTACACTACCAGCTATATTTGGTCAAGGCACATCTGCAATGATTACTTGGGGCGCATCTACTGATGTCGATGGTAATTTATCAGGGTACAGACTTGAACGGCAGTACAACGGCGGTTCGTGGTCTCAGATTTGCCAAGGAGCGGATCTAAACTATACCGACACAGTGGGAACTGATTGGACAACCGTTGCGTATCGAGTAAAAGCCTATGATGCAGACAGCCTCGAAAGCGCGTATCAAACCAGTTCGACCGCCGCCGTAATTGGCGGGATTCAACCAAAGAAAGACGGTGCTATCGTCTATGGAAAGTACTTAAGAGTAAAGGTTGAAGGTATTGTTTATGATGGGCAGCTTGTCGCCAAAGAAAACGGTGTCATTGTAAGAATAATATAAGGAGGTAGAACAATTGAGGCCATTCTTAAACGATGTTCCGAATATTGCAGAATGCCCTACTTGTTGTAGGGCATTTACTTTGTCCGCGCGGCAGAGAAGCGGGATAAGAAAAGGAATAATTAAGCGCGTGTTTTGCTGCAGTAAGTGTTATTTTCTTAGTACATCTGGTAGTGGAAACCCTAAATGGCGCGGTGGAAAATGCATTGATAAAGACGGTTATATTTGTATATTTAACCCAGAACATCCATATGCAAACAAGCGTGGGTATGTATATGAACACAGATTGGTAATGGAAAGTGTCTTAGGTAGATACTTAGCGCCAGAAGAATCGGTTCACCATATAGATGGGTCTCACAACAATAACATTAAAGAAAATTTAATGTTGATGAGTTCAGAGTCAGATCATAGAAAACTTCACGTAAAATATAGGACTTATACGCAGGGTAGATTTTTAGGTCATAAAGAAGGAGTTGTAAAGTATGTCTAACATTCGCATAGCGCTCGATGCGGGCCACGGATTACCCGGAAGCGGTGCAAACGGAAAAATCGATGAAGCGGCGCAGGCGTGGAAATTGGCTTGCTTTGTGGGCATTGAATTGAGTTTGTTGGGAATTGATTCGATGCTTTCCAGAACACAGAATGAAAAACCAGAACTGGATGAGCGGGCCAGACGAGCAAAAGCAGGAGGGTGCGGCGCTTACATTTCAATTCACTTCAACGCCGGTGGCGGTGATGGTGTGGAGGTTTATCCGCAATTCTATGGTGACAAAGGAATATGTGCCGCCAGTGACAAGCTGGCAAGTTCCGTTTTGAATGCCGTTGTCGCAGCGGGTCAACAGTCCCGGGGGATTAAGAGGCTTAAAAACAGTGATAACACCCGGGAGTATTACGGAATGCTGTACTATCCACGGCTGCAGAGTATACCAGCCATCCTTTTGGAATTGGCCTTTGTTGATACCAAAGACGCTCTTGACTTTGACACCGACGCAGAGCTAAAGAAGTGGGCCGCTATAATCGCTAAAGCAATAGCAACAGTTTACCCGCCTGCGGTGAAAAAAGCCTACACGGTGACAATCAGCGGCACAGGAACGCAAGCAGAAGCCGCAGGACTATTAAACAAAGTAAAATCCGCTGGGTTCCCAGCGACATTACAATATTGAAAGGGGTACATATGCAGAACCGTTTTAAATCATGGGTCGTATGGGCGGCCATCCTCGGAGCCGTTGGGGTAATTCTTAACACAACCGGCGCGTTTGAAAAGATGGGAATTACATCAGATGGCTTTGAAGCATCGGTAAACGCATTGGGTGCGTTACTTATCGCTCTCGGAGTTTTAAACAATCCCACAAGCAAAGACTCTTTCTAATTAGTCCTCGGCCGGGCGCTCCCTGCCAATCATTTTATTAAGGATGTGACTGAATGGATCCTACCGTTATCGCCGTACTTGGGGTAATAGTCGGCGCGTTTGTTGGTTTAGCTGGATGGTTGGCAGGAAGAGATAAAAAGATATCTGCCGATGCAGAATGGAAAGGTAATATAAATTCAAAACTTGATACCATGTTGGGCATCCGGTCGGATGTTTGCGATCTGCGTGAAGAGGTAAAAAACCACGGGCAGCAGATAGCGGTATTAGGAAGTAGAATGGCTCAGACCGATGGGAGAATTGGGAGATTAGAGGAGCGACCACAAATAAAATAAATTAAAAGCCGCCAGTTTGGAGAAATCCAGATTGGCGGCTATTTTGTTATATATTTGTTATATATGTGTTATATGCCGCCTTAGATTTTTATTCTTGGGTGTGACTTTAATTGTCCATATAAAATAATAGAGTCCGCATGAATGGCTTAACCATGCGGATTCTATCGTTTTGCTTTGGTGGAGCATAAGGGAATCGAACCCTTGACCTCTTGACTGCCAGTCAAGCGTCCACATGACAACCGTGCGGTTTTTCACAACTTTTGTTATATACGCGTTATATATGCACTCATTTTATTAGGGAAATCGCCTCTTTTAACTGTTTTATATCGACATGGATATATGTCTTTTCGTCAACCGTATCATCGTCATGCCCCATCAATTCCATGATCGTTTTCTTGCTCATTCCTGCGGCATGGCATAGGCTGGCGAAGGTGTGCCGACACTCATGAGGATTTAACGGCCTGACCTTTAATTCTTCCAAGCACGGTTTGAAGCACTCGGTTCTGAAATAATCTGAATTGTACTTAACGCCCTTTGGATCGCTGAAAACATATTTGTATCCCTTACTCAACCATTCATCAACATAAGGTTGAATTTTGGGATGAACCGGCAATACTTTATCTTTCCCCGCCCTATTTTTATTTCCACCCTTAAATAGCCTATTTTCCGCATCATAGTCTCCGGGTTTAAATCCCAAAAACTCGTTTATGCGGAATCCGGTATAACATAAAATTAAAACGCAGTCGGCAAAAGGAATTTTATTCTTTGCGCTATCTTCAATAATCTTTAATTCTTCTTCATTAAATGATTTTTTGCTCGATCGCTCTGCTTTAGGCAAGATAATGAATTTGCCATAATTCTTATTAATGATATCGTACTGCATTGCATAGTCGGATAGCATAATCGACAACGTTTTAATCTTTTCCAATGTACTGCGGCTTTTAGTGGCTGCAGCTGCATCAATTATGCTTTGGTACACATCGGCCCGGATAGTGCAAAATTTTACGTTCTCAATCTCTTTTAAGTATATCCACCCTGCCCTGTAATTATCCGCCGTGCTCTTCCCTATCGTCTTATACTTAACTTCCGACCATTCATCGTAAAGCTGCTTTAAGGTATAGTGTGCTTTATCGCATATCGGTGTTATCTTAGCAAGAGCGAGCGCCGTTTCTGCTTCTGTTTTAGTCGGAAAATAACCGATAATGGTTTTTTCTTGATGATTTCCAACCATATGTGAAACTAGAGCCATCCACGGATTGCGGCGGCGTTTGCCTAAATTTATAATGCCGCCAGTTCCGTTGGCTCTACGCATTGCGCTATTTTTAGACTTCTTTTTATTTGGCATAAATATCTCACTTATAACGTTGGAGTGCTAAGGTTTGATATGTATACTATTGACGCTAATATGCCAAGCGCGGTTAAAACCGTGAAGAATATGACGCAATTCTTGATTATGTTTATGTTTCTGGCATTCTTATATTTTAAATACTTTTCAATCTCTTCATCCGACGCGTCTATTTTAATGTGAAACTCGTTTTCGCCAACCCCTAAAGCATCATTAGCATTGCGCTTCAATAGATCGTCTTTCAAAGCGGTTTTTGTTAGTCCAAGTGCATATTCTAGTTTGAGAATTTGCAATTTAAAATCATTCATAATATCTATACCTCAACACTTTTATATTAATCAACGCGGGAGTCTTTAATTATTCAAGGCCATACTGCGCTTTTGATACCAATTCACCATTTTGGAACATACAATTTGCGTTAGCGCCTAGCGAGCCCTGACCCTCCCACGTGTACATGACTGTTTTATAACCAGCAATATCCGATTCCGACATCACTGTGCCTCCAGAACCCACGATATCCCAAACCTCACTATGTGTCATACCGGTTGATATCCTGTTAAATTCCGATAGTGATATTTTAGGATTGTTATAAATTGATGTTGCGGAACTATTTTCAGCTGATTCTACCATCGTAGAAGATGGTGCTGATAATACAGACGCTATACTTGATGCCTCTGAACTGGATATGACAGTTTCGGTGGACGATATTACGCCCAGTGCTGAAGACGTTGAAAAAAATGTGCCGCATGCTGTTAAAGAAAACGCTAAAATAGTGACTAATGCAATTCCTTTTTTCATAGTAACCTCCATACTAAGCCCGTAGGCTGATATACTGTACGATAAACGACACACTAAAACAAATTTGTTCTCAATCTGTTGACATCACGAACAGGTTGGTGTATACTATGCCTTACCAACAAAATATAATATATGGAATTGAGGGGCAAAAAATGAAGGTTGTGTACTTACATTTTGGGACAAGTAAGGTTAAGGTAATTACGGCGCTGGGGTACAGACTTATCAACCTCGATTACTTATGCCCTTGACCGTCTAAAAATATCTTCATTGCTTTAAAAGCCCTTACTAGGTCTTCTGGCTCTGCATCTTTGTTCGCAATTATTTCGGCCTTTAATTCGGGGTTCCCAGTTATCAGTTTAATAATATCCATTGTATCGCGGTCAATTGCCAACGGATTACCATCCGGGTCGTTGACCGTGATTTTTTCTATTCCGAGAAGATAATCCGATGATACATTAAAGTAATCCGCTATCTGCTGAGTGTATTTTGTATATGATTTGTTCTTGCCGCTTTTCCAGTCGCTTATCGTTTGCTTGCTTACGCCAAGAGCGCGGGCAAATTCTTGCTGCTCAACCCCTTTACTTTCTATTAACAACAAGATTCTATTCAACAAATCCAAAATATTCACCTTATTATATACTTATTTTGTGCAATTAAGAGAATAGTACGATTTTTGCTTACTGGGTATTGACATCAGTATGCAAAAGTCGTATTATTATATTAGAAAACAAATTGTTTACGAAAGGGGTGCAAAAAAGAGAACCTGCCCGGTAGCAAGCTTGTACTATTAAATTCCCCAATTTAGATTATAAGCTACTACCGGGTTAGTGTCAATAAATATTTTCAAAAAACCTAAAGTTTGGCAAAGGAGGTGAAAAATTATTGCATATCAGGAAAGATTTGTTTGATTTAAACAAAAGCCTTGCGGACTTGCAGAAAGAAATCAACAAGAATTTGGAATTTTTGAAGGATTATGCGCCTGCAACTGCGTCCGAGATGACTAGGGCTTTTACAAACAATGAGATTACACCTAAATTTGCAAGAATGCGCTTTATTGGTATTCCTATTATGGATGGTTGGAAATCAGAAAAAGCATTCGCAGGACGTTCAAACGGATTCTAAATAAATATTTAGGAGAATCGTTATGAACACATTCAAAATTAATGAAAAATACCCGGTGCAGATTAACACGCAGGACACTATTGAACAGCAAGAACTTATGCACGCGGTTATTTTCTCACTCGAAAACGCCATCCACACTAAAGGCAAAAAGTCAAAGCAACACGAACGGGCGGCAGAAGCGCTATACCTCTCCTATATGTTCTCAAAGCGTGGCTTACTATGATCGGCGGTTTACTGGCCTTCGGGTGCTGTGTTGCAGCGGCGGTCATGGAGTTTGCTGGTAAGAGAGAACCAAAGATTATGGCCTCTGAAATCGTTGCGGGGATTGCGCTGTTTGGCTTGTCGGTGATGAAATGAAATCTCAGATCATGCTAAATTACAATTCTGAGTTAGAAACCGTTGATGTCTCAATGGACTTCATCGAAGAATCCGAGGTTTTCGCAATGATGGGAACGCTCATGGTTCAAGTGATCGAGCAAAGCATCATGACAGCTCCCGAACTTCAAAGGGTATTAAATGTTGCAAAGGAGGAATGCGAGCATGGACTTGTGTTTGTAAGAAACGGTGAAAAACTCGAATATTCGTTCCGGGAGTAGCCCGGATACATAAGAAAGGAGAATGCACTTGGAAAAGTCTCGCTGGCAACGATTCAAGGAAAACGTTAAACAGCAAGGAACCATCTCATTTATTGCGCTGATAACATCAATTATTGCTTTAATAGTGCGACTATCGAGATAATTATAGCAATAATGGCAATCCATTGATCTTTTAGGTATTTAACCATTCGCTCTTTTTTCATGCGCTTGATATTTTTAATGCTTTCGTCAGCTGCAAACTTATTCCATTCGTTTCCCACAATATCACCCCCATTAAATCATACTACCAAAAACAATTAATTACAAGGAGGTCACATGAACGATTTACAAATATTCAATTACGGTGAATCGCAGGTTCGCACCGTCGAACTAGACTCGGCAATCTGGTTTGTTGCCATTGATGTGTGCGGAATTCTTAACATCAAAAATGTGTCTCAGGCGGTAACGAGACTTGATGATGACGAACGGGCTATGTTAGACATAGGTCGTCAGGGCGAAACCAATATCATCAATGAATCCGGCCTATACAATCTCGTTCTCCGTTCTGACAAACCCGAAGCAAAGAAGTTTAAAAAGTGGGTTACTTCCGAGGTTCTTCCCTCTATCCGTAAAACCGGCAGTTATTCCAAGTTGCCCCTGACCAATGCTGAAATGCTTTTAGTTATGGCGCAACAACAAGTCGATTCTGAAAGAAGAATCAATCAGGCCATTGAAATTGCAGAACAAGCCAGTTTAAAGGTTGACACCGCCATCGAAGTATTCACTGCCAAAACGGATAAAAGCTGGCGCGAAGAAATGAACGGTAAAATCCGCTGCATATGCAGAGATAACGGCTTGGCTTATCCGGTATTTTTTGGCGAACTTTACGCCGAACTTGAACAAACGGCCGGTTGCGATTTATCCAGACGGCAAGACAATTTGAAAGGCCGTATGGTCGGCGCAACCTATAAGGAAAAGCAAGCGATTTCAAAAATTGATGTTGTCGAGCGTGACCCCAAACTCAAAGCCATTTTTGAGGGCATTGTCCGCAAACATCAGCTGAAATACTCGGTGTAGCCTATGCGTGATACATACACAGTCAAAGAGGTTGCCGACCGCCTAGGCAAAGCACCAGTCACCGTGAGAATGGGAATCATGGGCGGTTCACTTCCGTTCGGCACACCAGTTAAATGCACCAAATCCTTTGCGTTTATCATCCCCAAGGAAAAGTTTGAAAAGTGGTTGCGTGGCGAGCACATTGAATAAGGAAGGAGCAAAGCATGAGTTCAACTAAGATTGACGGCTTTGACAAGCTGACCGAGCAAATGGCAGAAAGAGCGATACAACACCTTATAAGCATTCAAAAAGCATGTTGCGCAATTGCAAAATTAACCGAGCAAATAATAATTAGAAAGGAGCAAACCATGAATAAAGTAACAATAACTGAATTTGATGGAACACAGCACAAGCACATTACAACGCTCGATTCTGAACAAGTGTTTGAAATGTTTCGAAGCGATGGCCTTATCGCACTTGAAAATCAATCAAACGATGGGGGGATTTGCATAAATACCGGCGCCGTGCTTTCTGTAAGCGTTGAACACGCTGGCGGATGTATCTGGTGCGGTGAAGATGTAAAGCCAATCTGGGTTAAAACAGAGCGGGCAGTATTACCTGACTCTAGCGTACCGGTTCAATTCATGATTAAAAGATGCCCTAAATGTGAGAAGGTGTGGAAACAGTGAAACACGTAAAAATGATCACCGATACACAATTCAGCGAAGCAATGAAAGTGTTTTCCAATGCATCGCATGACGCGTTCGCCCCGCTAAGCCCGAGAGAGTACACCGCAGAGCGTGTCCACAAAAAGCGTTTCTGGCACAAGCGAGTCACTATTACAATTGTCGGCGTTGACCAAAACGAAGTTGAAAAAACCTATGTTGGGGAGGATTATGTCTGGAAATGGCCCGTGCCTCAAATCCAGCGCATCGCCCGAATTTTATTAAACTGGCTCGTTAGAACCGGGACAAGAAATTGGAGGTAACAAAGATGGTCAGACAGTACAGGTACAAAATTCTTAAACTCGAAAATAAAAGGCCTACCCGTTACTTTTGCTATGAGCCGTTGACAGTCGGCCACACTTATGTGGTATCGGGCAGAATGTTCGAAGTGATTGAGGATTTGGGCAGCGAGGATTTTGATTAGTGTGGTCAGGTCAAAAATGTTAGCCGAACCAAAATAAGAAAGGATAAAA